CCGGCAGAAATACCCGTAACCCAATAAACAAGACTTGCTTCACTCCATCCATTGTCAAGCACCTTATTTTTTACGCTGATAGCACCATAATAGTCCGCCGATTTGTTATAAAGCACAAGTTGAAATTTAATACCCATTTCATCGCGCAATCGTTTCGCAAAAGAAACGAAAAGTTCTTTTGTAGTATCGTCTGTTACCACAGCGCCCATAGTATTATAGGTATACGCTTCAATCTTATCAAGATAGGTCTGATAAGCGGTTCCGTTTACCGTTCCATTCGTTCCCCCCGTCAGAGGTGTTGCCGCCGTAGCCGCCAATGTCGCAGAAGTTTTAAATGTCACAAAATCGTTTGTAAGTAAATCTTCTGCTTTCGCAACCGTCTGTTCGTCCACAACCGCCGTGTCAAGTATTGTTTTTACATCAAAGAGCGTATCGTCATCCGCGTTTACCTGAATAGTGATTTTCAAGTCATTTCCGCGAATACCCGCGTAAACCGCCTCAGCAAATGTATTTTCTGCCTTTTCTCCTCCGGAAGTCAGCTTATACGCATAAAGCGTTTTTACATTTAAAAACAAATCCCGCAATCCTTTTAATTTATCGTGGCTGTAATCATAGCCGAAGATTTTCAAGCTGTTCTTTTGAAAATCGCCGCTGCTTATCTCAAACACTTCTCCGTCAATACCCCAATCCAATTCAAGCGGCATTGTTGCAATACCTCTTTCAGAAAGCGCGGCGGTTGCGGAAGCCGCCGAAATAAAATTGATATACGCGCCCGGCAACTCCTTATTTTGCGCGATAAAAGTTCCGCCACCTAAAGCCATACTATTTCACCTGTCCTTTCATATATTTTTCAATCATTTGTTCCACGGTTTCAACCGTGTATTGTTTATTAGGAGAAAGCAAAGCATTCAAAATATCTTTTCTCCCCTGAAAACGTTCCGCCGTTAAAAACTGGTCTTTGGAAAATAAATGCTCCGTTTTTGTTTCAATTTTTACCGGCTTTGTTACATTCTTTTCAGCCATTTTCATCACCTTATCCTTTCACAGTAACTTTTTCCGAAATTTCCGTCATAGCCTCAGACTTCTCTGTTTTATACACAAACAAATCGTAATTTACAAAAAAATTCAGCGCCTCATCCACAATCTCATATTTCATTTTTGTACCGCGCACCAAATCCCCTCTGACATCAATACATTCCAAGCATAAATATAGCCTTTCGGCAATAGTATTACATTCTTCTTTGACCCTGCTTTTATCAGCCGGGAAGTATTGTATGCAAAACTGATTTTCCCTGAAATATCGTTTTCCAAGGAATAATCGGTTTGTCGGATTGATACAGGATACAAAAAAACAAGGTTCATTCAAACCTTGTTCCACCGACTCTGTATAGGTTGTGTAATCATTACCGAACTCCGCATTTAAAGAAATGCTAATAGCTTCAATTATGGAATTTATCATTGCAAGCACTCCCCTAAAAACTTTTTGATTTTACTTTCAAGCACTTTCGGGGCTATGTTTTGGATTTCCTGTTCTGAAATTGTAAGCATAAACTGTCCTCGAACCCATCCTTGCTTTAACTTCTTTCCCAATTCAGGAACATACCTTCCTACAGTCTGTCTATGTCCATACTCCACATAGGAAGCATATTCAACCGGGTTTACTATCTCAACAATAAGTAAATTTCCGTTGTGTTTGATTTCAAGAGAATCAGCGTATGCTTTAGCTTGCTCAACGGTCGGCGAGCTGCTCCCTTGTTCCGCTTCTTCATGGGTTTTAGAAGTCCAGCCCCGGCGAAGTGTACCGCCCATCTTTCCCGATAGATTTACTTTTTTCATGTAGGTATCACCCTTTTTGTGGTGCTTTGAATCCTTCTTTGCAACCACTTCAATTTCCTTTGAGTAATCCCCAACGGGTGTACGCTTGATAACTTTTGCCAGTAGGCGGGCAGCAAGTTCCTTTGCACAAACATCAATGAAAGCTTCAACATTCCCTTGCTGAATTTTATTTAACTGCTTTTGAAGTTTCTTCATTCCCGCAGCCGAAAATCCTCCCATTTTTGCCATTTACGCCCACCCCTCAAACAGTTCAAGCATATATTCACTGTGGGAAAAGTAAACAGCGGGTTCGCCGCTTGCGGAATATGCGGTCGTTATGCCGTTTTGTTCCACAACGATCTTTGAACCGGGTTTTATTCTGATTTCAGGTGCGATGAATAGCTTTGTACCTTGCGACTGTTCTGCCGCCGTTTCGGTTTGAACCACGGCATTCAATTTTTCAAAGGATAGCTTGCAGGGCTGATTTTCGACAACGGGAACTTCTTCATTCTTTCGAGTGATTTTGGTTTTTTCGTCCCTCACATCCCGGCGTTCAATAATGGTGCAAACACCTGAATAGGTGCTTTCAATCGCTTTCCTTGCCGCTTTTTGTGCGGCGGTCAGCTTTACCATCTGATTTTTCGATAACATGAAAATTCTTCCTTTCCGTAAGTCAAAAGATAGTTCAAAAAAGTGTTCAATTTCTGTTCAGCGGTCAAACTACCTTCCCCAGTTGCAAATACAGTGTTGGTGTCGCCTGTCTGTATCTGCTTTACTGCAATATCTAAATCAAGTCCCGCAATGCTATCCGGCGAAAATGTTTTCTTTGCCGTTAAGAATTCGCCTACTACCATATCAACAGCGATATTCACCAAGCCATCAGGTATAGAAGGTGTGTTGCAATCGTTCTTTATGGTGTTTTCCACCTTCTGAACCGCAAAGGAAAGGGCAAATTCATCCCCTTCCTGCAACTCATACCCAAACGATTTCAAGCGCTCTTGTACTATTTCAAGCATTGGATTCACCGCCCTTACTCGTTGGCTTCCGCTTCCTGAATAGCTTTCAAAATATCATCTTTCTTTACATCGTCCGACAAATCAATATTGCGTTCCGCTGCATAGGCTTTCAGTTCGTCAACCTTCATTTTGTCAAGGGGCTTTACATCGGCTTTCCCTTCAACCATATGCCCTAACGCTTCCAATTTGGAAGCAATGGCTTCATCGCTGGTTTCAATCACTCCGTTTACGAATTTGCAAAGGGGGCGATTGTTTGCATCGTCCCAAATGGTATTAGGGGTTTTCGGTGTCTTTGTTACCTTGAACATACAATCACCTTATCCTTTCTTTACGCCGTTTTCAGCCCGGTAATAGCACCGTGAAGGAAAGCAGGACCGTGTGCAAGTCCGATTTGTCCGTAAATCTGGATTTTATCGCTTGCGCCAGTCTTTGCCAAATCTTCCTGAAACAGAACTCCCTTGCTGGGAACTGCCTGAAATACGGGGGCAATGTGCGCCACATCCGCAACAAGGATAGAATCATTTGGCATAAAGCGATCCCAAACAACGCCCATTTTGAAGAAGTCTGTTTCAATCTCTGTAATATTCATGCCGCCGACATTTTGTGTGGTCTGCATATTTGCTTTGAACTGGTCTGCATACAGGTTTGTAATCATCTGTTTCTGATACGCACTGCAAAACAGAACCATTTTGCCGAAATATGCGCCGTTGTCAGCCATTTCACGGAAAAGCTGATCCAAAAGCGCTTTGGAAAGCGGGGCATAAGTGGGACTTGCATCTGTGCCACCCTTTGCGGAAATGGAAGTTCCCGCCGTGGAAGTGCAAAGTTCAAGCATACCACGGGTTTTATTTGCTTCCGTTGCTTTGGTTGCAAGCTGATAATTGCCGCGAATGAAAGAGAATTCCACATCACGGGCAATCTTCACCAACTTCTGCTGAATCTGCCACGCTTTTTCATCGGTGGGGTTCGGGTTCTGTCCCGCTGTATTCAGCCCGGACATTCTGCCGCTATTGCTCTGCTTTGCGTAGGTCAGATCAATTACTTCCTGATGAATCTGAACCACATTCTTTTCCTGCGTTCTTGCAATATGGCTTGCTGCCGGTGCTGTTGCAGAAGCACTTTCAGAAATGGAGGGCTGTTCTGCATCTGGGAAGTCATAAAGAACCGCTGTGGGAAACTCAAAATTGTCTGTCTGTTTACCGCCGGTCAAACCGCCAATCATAGAAAGAAGTGGGGTTTGTGTAGGGTCAGCCGTAAACAGCTCACCCGCATAGTTCGGCAAATTCCAAGTAGTGCCGATACCTGTTACCTGTGCCATAATATTTCACCTTATTTAACCTTTCTTTTTTAATTTTTACATCAAAACAACGCCTTCCGCCGCTGCTTCCTGTTTGATTTTGATAACCTCTAAAGTGTTGTTGTTCTTTCGGGCATCTGCAAGGCGGGCTTCATATCCCGCCGTTGTAGGATCTGGAACAATGGAAGAAGCCCCCGGTTGAAAACCTTTAAACTGCTGCTGTTCCGGCTGATTCTGAACATCAAACATATAGGTATCGGATTTCTTTAAGGCTTCAATCTGTTCATCAAAGCCGGAAAGTTTACCATCTTCACCCATTTTTACCTTTGACATATCAAGCATTGCCTTAACCGCTTTCCCGTTCTTCGCCTTTGCGCCGGAAAGGGCAATTTCAATCGCATTGTCCAATCTCAACTGTTCCAATTCTTCACTGTGGGCTTTTTCCCGCTCTGCGTTCTGTTTCTGCAAATCGGAAATCTGCTGCTGCAAGGCGGCATTATCACCGCTGGATTTCTTCAAATTCTCAAGCTGTTTGTCCCTGTCAGCAACGGACTGTTTCAAGGTTTTGTTTTCCTCGTTTACCTCATTGAAACGGGATTTTGGGACATAATTCCCATCCACAATTTCGTCAATAACTCTCTTTGACTGTTCCTCCGTCAAACCTATTCCTACAAGCTGTTCTTTCAGTTTCATAATTCAAATTTCCTTTCTTTGATTTTTTACGGCGGTATCGCCGCCTGTGAAAAGTCTTGTTCTTTTACGCCCGCAATACTAAAAGGGCGAATGTTACTATTTAACCCATAGCTGGAAGATTTCCCAATCACCTTCTTTCTGAAAAAGGGCATAAAAAAACCACCCTCGAAAAGTTAATCTCAAAAGTGGTTTATCTTCATTTTTGCTTTTCTTTTTCGTAGAACTCACATTGCCCGGTGTTATGATAAATTTCCATTGGTTTATCGCCGGGTTCAATCGGCGTGTATGAGAAATAACCGGGATATGTTTCATTAGTATTCATTGCGCTAATTCTTCCATAAATATGACATACACATTTATCATATCCACATTCCACGCCACCCCAACCGGGACGCTTATCTCGGAAAATACAGTCTTTGCATTGCGAAAAATGGTTCAAAGCGGCATTGTCAGTCAAAATATCATCCGAAAGTCGTTCTTCCAATGTTTTTTTCTTACTCACTATTCATCACCTACCTTTGCGGAATTTTTTGTTCAATAACTTCAATATCGAAATACAATTTACCACCTGATCGTTCAACCTTTGTTATACGAAAGCTTGTTCTCTGCTGCAATATGATTTCCGATTCACTTCCAAAACTTGATTGTTTTGAAACACCATCCCATGAATGCCCCAAACCATTACCAAAAGCAGAAAACGGTTCAGCATACATCATTTTTGTACCTTTGGGAGCGTACACATTTATTATGATAGGCTTATGTGAGAAACCTTTCCCTTTGGAAACACCACAACTGAAAAAGCCATAATCCGTAACCTCTTTTTTTAGCAACTGTTCCAAATCAGACTGTGAACCATACCGCAACAAATCCATAGGAACACCAAAAAAGCTATCCATTCCCTGATAATCACACCCACGCTGCAACCATACATCAAAATCATAAGTAGATTTTTCTATAATATCGGTCATAGCGTTTATTTGCTTCCGAACCTGCCCCAGTTTATAGCCGCCGTAACTCGTACCTATGGTGTCAAAGTCAATCTTTCCTACACCCTTAACGGCACTTGTACCGTATTCAATGCCCCGCAATGGTTCATTGAACTTGCTATAACTGGAAGTGTATTCATAAATCGCATCTCTTTCCACCTTTGGGGCGGCTTGCCATACCTCGCCGCACTTATCACGCAACAGGACATCCGCTTCTTTGGTGCTTTTCGCCCACACTGCCGCATCTTTGCGGGCTTGTGAAAAGGCATCATCTACACCTGAGTTTATTATACCACTTTTTTCAAGATTTTTCAAATCTGATTGAATTTTTGAAATTTCTTGTTCAATTTTCTTTAACTGCTGCTGAATATCGTGGTAACTGCTGCCTTCCGCCTCCAACTCTTCAAGCTGTTTCAGGTACTCTTGAAATTCCTGAACCTTGTTCCCGACTACAATTTCCTTCTTAAAGTAGTCCTTTTTGCCTTGAATATTCAACCCTTGCCAATCTGCGGTTGTAACATCCTCCTTCCATATTCCAGAATATGTCTTTATCTCAAAATCGTCAAGCTGCTGCCCTACGGCGGCTTTTTCGGCTTCAAGTTCAAGCTGCTTCTTTGCAAGGGCTTTTTTCTGTTCAGCCTTCAATTTTTCATTCATCTTTTCTTGCCATTCAGCCTTTTGTGCTTCAATGGCTTTTGTTTCTGAATGAAGGGCTTTCAGCTTTGCTAAATTGTCCCCAGATGTTAAATCTTCAAGGCTTCCAAGATTCTTTATTGCTTCCTCATAAGTCAAACCACCGGAAACGGCTTTGAATTGATTTTCCAAATCTTCAAGCTGAACATCCGCTTCCGCAATTTTGGCTTGCAGCTTCTTCTTTGTCAGATATTCCTT